CCGTCGCTGATCGTCACCGACGACAGGTTGCCGTCGGCCTGCAGCGTGGACAGGAGCGCGTCGTAGACCGCCGCGAACCGGGAAGAGGTTGTCATGCGATGCCCGGCATCGCGATCATGTCAGCCAGCTCTTTCACCCTAAACGTCACAATGTTGTTCCCGCCTGGTATGAAGTCGTCCTGCCCGCCCATGCCCATTGGGCTGGCGCCGCGCTGTGTCCGCCATAGGTGCCGCGTCAGTTCCTTGACCAGCAGCTGCGCGGTCGGCGACGGGTTCGCCTCCCCGGCGACGTAGGTCACGGTGATGTGCCCACGACCGGTCGCCCACACCAGCGGCGTCAGCGTCGTGCCGCGCCGGATCACCCCGGCCACCAGGTCGGCCACGTAGTCGGTGCCAGCGGTGAGCGTGACCCCGTTCTCGGTCACGCTGGTGATGCTTGCTGCGGGCAGCACGTCCAGCACGACCGCCTCGGTGCCGTCATTCGAGAAGCTGGCCACCACGGTGCGCCGGCGCAGCTGGCGGCCGGTCAGCCGCTCGGCGATGTCGCTGGCCTCAAGGATGAACTGCCGCAGCTCCTCGTCGCTGCTGGTGCTGGTCACATTAAGGTACGCCTTCGCGTCCGTCAGGCTCAGCAGGCTGAGGTCTGCTGGGTCGTTGACAGTGAACGCGTCGGTGTAGCTGCTCGCGTTCGTTCCGGTGGCCACCCAGCGCACCAGGTAGCGGCCGGCCGTCGTCGGCGTGTAGTTGACGGTGTACGACCCGGTAGTGGCGTTAGTGACCGTGGGTGTGGCTGTGGTGCCATCAGGAAGGGTAATCGTGCACGTGACGGCGGTGGCGTTCGCTGCGGTGCCGCTCGCATCCTTGACGGAGATCGCAAGGCCGACGAGGTCGCCGAGGTCGTAGGCCATGACTAGGCTCCCGTCATCGTTGGTGTTGAGCGAGGTGCTGCGGCCATCGTCGGCGTTGGCTTAGTGGCTGCGAACATTTGCCCGCGCTGGTCGCCAATAGCGGCGACAGCAACACTCGCCACCGTGATCGTCGTGCCTGCGGCGGTGAGTGTGTGCGTGAGCGTGATCGCCGCAGCCGTGAACGGTGTCAACGCGTAAACCGCTGATGCGCTGACCGTCTTCGCCGAACTTGCCGCACTTGACGGGCTGGTTGTTGTTGACGAATCCGCAACAACGACGCGCACGCCCGCGCTTGTCGTTGACGGCGAAACGGTCACGTTGGTAGCCGTGGCCGAGATGACGCGTGTGCCGGTTGCCGTCGTCGCCGGGCTGCTACTGACAGCAGCGTCGCCGGTCTTCGCTGCGCCAGACACTGACGCGTCGGCCGTAGTCGTCGGCGTCGTGGTGATACTGACCGCGCCCGACTTGGTCGCCGAGCTGTTCGCCGTTGAGGTCGGGCTAGTTGTGTTCGCAGCGTCCACAGCCTTGACCACCGAGGCGGCGGCCGACGTGCTGGGCGATGATGTTAGGTCAGTGCTGGCGGCGGTCTTTGTCGCTGACGCTGCGGCCGCACTAGCCAGGCTCGCTGAGACGGTGGCACTTGCTGGTTTCGTCGCCGCGCTACTTGCGGCCACCGTGGGCGAATTGCTGACGCCGGTCGTGGTCGCCGTCTGAGTGGTGCCGCCAGTCGTGACCACCGTGAGCGTCGGCCGGTATGAGGCCGTGCCGTTCGACGGGTCAATGAACGTTAGGGCGCCGTCGGGGAACGTGCCCGAGATGTTTGACGTGAACACCAGCAGCATGCGAACGGTGCCGCGCGCCGCCACGTCGGTGGCCAGCGTGCTGCCCGACAGGGTCAGGTTGACGTTCGTGTTCTGGTCGGCAGTGTTGAAAGTCCTAGTGGCGTAGACGCTGCACGCCGCCAACTGCGAAGGAGTGCGGAAATCCCCGGTGTCAACGGTTGAACCCCAGTCATACTTCACCGCTGACAGGGCGCGGCCGTCCGCGTCAATGTAGTCCGGGCGCATCGTCAAGTTGACGGAGCTTATGGTCTCCCCGGCCGTGATTGACGAGCAGTCAAAGCGGAACGCGAACTGGGTGATCTGCACGCCGTTGCCGTCAATGCCCGGGTCATTGGTCGCACTGACCTGCGCGTATCCGAGAACGTCCTTGGTGTCGGCGGTTCCGTTCAGGACTGCCGTCGTCGTTGAGCTCTGCCCGAACGACGAGAGCGTGCCCCACTGGGCGGAGTCGGCCCTGATCGTGTAGGTAGGCACTACGCGCTCGCCAAGATAATCGCAAGTCCGGCCAGCATTGACTTGCCAACTTCCATCGCGTCAACTATGAGGCATTCGTTGTCTACGGAGATGCTAGACGCCGTCAAACTTACGCGTCCGTCAGACCACACGAACGAGTCGCCAAGCGCAGCGGCGACCAACTCGCAGTCTGTGAGCATCAGAATCAGGAGGCGGTCGTGATCGTCAGCGACGCGCTGGAGATGTTGAGAGTGTCGCCCGTGTTGATCGTCTTCGACGCGGTCAGCGCCGCGGACCATAGGAAGTTACCCGTCGAGGTCGCGTCCCAGAACGACACGTGACTAACAACCTCGCCGTTCGTACCAGCCCAGCTCGTGAAGGACGGCGTGTTAGAAAGCGACAGCACGCCAGTCGTCGCGGCGCTGAACGTCGCGGCCTGCCGGGTCGTGACCGACGACACCGAAGTTGTGCCGGCAGTGCCAGGGTTAGCGGTGTGCAGTTGCACGTAGACGGCCGCGGGTGCGGTGTACGTCGTACCGGCAGCACCGCCGCGAATGACGTTAAGCCACGAGTTAGAAAGTGTGGTGGATACGCCCACAGCCATTAGGACTCCTCAGTGTTTTCGGCTTTGATGACCTCAGCGTCGGCGTCGGCCGTGATAACGAATTTGACGGTCTCGGGATTCATCGGGTGCCCCTTGTCTCCATCTGGATCGGTACGATGTTGCCGAGCTGCAGGATCATCTAGTCCTCCGACTTCCGGCGCCGGCGCGGTGCCGTCGCAGTCTCCACCGCGGCCGACGGAGCCACCGCCGTCTCCACGCCCGCAGGCTCAACCACGACGACCGCCAGGCCGATGCGCACAAGGTCAGCGGCCTCAAGGTCGGAGACCTCCAGCAGCCCGCCCCGTTCCGGCCACTCAACGCCGTCCCGGAACCCGGAGATGCGCGCGACCATCTTGACCAGTGGCATGAGTTCCCTCTCTCGTCCACGACACCCACTCCACGGGACGGACACCCGAAGGCGCCCGCCCCGCAGAGACGGAGCCGTGACTAGCTGGCGTTCCCGATGTAGTGCTTGACCGCGCCGGACTGGTCGGCGAGGATGCCGTCGCCGCGCACGATCGCGCGGAACGTCACCAGGTCGTTCTGGAAGGCGAACTCGTCCGAGCGCTCGAACCGCACGCCACCGGCGATGCGGACGAAGTACGCGGACATGTCACCGAACACGACCGACTTCGCCGAGGTCGCCATCGCGGCGATGTTCGGCTCGATAACGACGGGCTTGCCCAGGATGGTGTCGGGGGCGGCACCGAACCCGGGGGTCCAGAGGTAGTTGCCGGTACCAGCCGAGGCGCCCGAGTCGTCGCGCATCTTGCGGATGTGCGCGGCCGTGGCGTCGCGGAACAACCAGACGCACTTGTCGCTGTTCCGGTACGGGGCGATCACCGAGTAGAACAGGTCGATGAGGTTCGCCGCCGTCGGCTTGCCCGACACCGACGCGTCACCGGTCACGCCCAGCGTCGAGGTCTGCACCACGCCCGACGGCTTGGACGAGCCGTTGCCCGTGGCGAGGTCGGCGCCGAGGGCGTTGCCCAGGGCACGGCCGGCCGCGCGCGCGAAGTAGCCCGACAGGTCCACGCCGGTGTCGTCCATCAGCTCGCGGCTGACCTGGAACGAGTACGCGTACTTGTACGCGCCGAGGGTGCGCTTGGCGAACGCCGGGTCCGACTCGGTCAGCGTCGAGCCCTCAGTGATGAGCGCGCCGGTGCTGTGCGAGGTAGTGACGGGAACCTCGAAGTTCTCGCCGCCGGCCGTGTTAAACACGGTCGACACGCCCGCGATGGTCGACACCTCGATGAGGTGCTCCCAGAGCATGCCGGCGAACGACGTGGGGACGGTGTTGCCACCGGCCGTCGCGGTGCCCTTGGTCAGGTCGCGCATCTGGATCGCGGCGGCCAGCTCGCGCTGGGACACCTCAAAGCCGTTCACCTCGCGGCTGTTTAGGGCGCGGAACTGGTTGGTGACGTCCAGCTCAGGCCGGGCCACGGGGGCGCGGTCGATGCTGTCGAATGCGGCAGCAGTGTCGGCGGCGCGCTTCTCAGCGTCCACCAGGCTGCGGATGCGCTCGTCGAGCGCGTCGATGTCGGCGTTGGCGGCCTGCCACGCGGACTCCTCCTCGCCGGTCAGGGCCGCGCGGCCCTCGGTC